TGACAAAGCGATTGGCGGACGGAGTCATCGAGAGAGTTCGGCTCGTGGAGACAGTTCCCGGGTCAAGGCGAATCGATCCGTGGGATCTGTTCCCCGATGGGTCGTGTGGAGAGTGCATCCACAACGGCAGCTATATCTGGGAGCGCCAGCCTTCTGTCAGTGCCAAACAGGTGGCCGACATGATCGACATGCCAGGGTATGATAGAGACGCCATTCTGGCCGCGCTGCGCGAAGGCCCGAAGACTCCATCCGAGACGACCCCACACAATTCTGACGGGCGTGTCGTGCGAGGCAAGGGTCAGTACGAGTTGTGGATCTTTTACGGCACCTGCAACGCTAACGACCTGGCTACGGTAGGCGTACAGACCGACGACGAACTGCCGCATGCGTCGGCAATGGCCGTGCTGCTCAACGATCGCCTAATCAAATGCACGCTCAATGTCCTCGATTCGGGGAAATTCCCCTATGACGTGTTGTCCTGGCAGCGACGGCCTGGTTTGCCGTGGGGGATCGGTGTGGCGCGCAAAGTCAGGACGACTCAGCGCATCCTCAACGGAGCCTTGAGGGCCATGCTCGACAATTCTGCGCTGACCGCTTCGCCGCAGATTGTTATCGGCAATGGGATAACTCCTATCGACGGCCGAATGACCATCACCGGACGAAAGGTCTGGCGCGCAGAGCCAGACGTGACCGATGTACGGGCGGCGTTTTATGCCTTCGTCCCTCCGTCCATTCAAGGCGAGATGATGGCCATCCTGGAATGGGCGATGCGAAGGGCTGAAGACGCCACAGGTATGCCGGCCATGCTGCAGGGCATCCGCGGCGACGCTCCAGAGACACTCGGCGGGATGCAGATGCAGAACAATAACGCCTCCAGCGTACTGCGTAGATTGGCGAAGCGGTTCGATGACTACGTCACCGAACCGCACATCACGCGCTACTACGATTGGATGATGCAGCACTCAGACAGAGACGACATCAAGGGTGACTATAAGATCGACGTTCGCGCATCTTCGGCGCTGGTTGAACGAGACGCGCAGCAGCAATTCCTTCTGACCCTATTGTCAGCGGCTCGCGACCCGGCGTATGCCGTTGATCCGGCGAAGCTGATGACTGAACTGCTCAAAGGCGTGCGTTTTGATCCCAAACGCATCCAATACACGCCTGACAAGCTCGCAGAGATGCAGCAGTCTGCAAGCCAGGTCAATCCTGTGGATGAGGCCAAGGCTGAGTTGTATCGGTCGCAAGCCAAAGTCGCCGATGCTGCGGCGTTCACCAAGAACACCGAAGGGCTTTTCTCTGCGGTGTCTGCGGCCAATCAGATAGCGGTCAATCCGGCTATTTCGGTTCCAGCAGATCAGATTGCCAAATCCAGCGGATTTGTGGATGCGGATGCCCCGCCGGCGGTGCCAAACATGCCTCCAGGAGTCCAGCCATTCGCCATGCCCAACAACACCTCACCAAACTTCCCTCCCAATCCAGCAGTCGGAATCAACCAAGGGATTGAAACAGGGGGCGATCAATGACCTCTGAGGAGCCAGTGATTGATTTCACAAGTCAATCATGGTTTGCTGTTAGGCGATTCGCAGAACGACGGCTTGATGAGATGCGGCGAAAGAACGATGGCGCGCTGACTATCGACCAGACCAATGCTTTGAGAGGGTCCATCGCGACCTTGAAAGAAATTCTGGCGCTCGAACGAGCCCCGGAGAACGAGGCGGACGAGCCTGAAGGCCCCTTTGCCTAGCTGTGGTAACGAACGTTTGGTAATCACATGACCGAAACAGAAAAGGAAGTTGACCAGCAACAGCAGTCCGAAGCGATGGAAGCTGCGTTTGCGGCCGTCCGTGACCCGGAGAGTGCTCGTGCTGACGCAGCCGCGTCGGAGCAAGACTCGAACGATGCCGGCGATGCGCAAACCGATGAAGGAGCGGGCGCGGAATCTCATGATGATTCTCCCGTATTCGCCGGACTGACAGAAGCCGAGATTCGTTCGTTGCTTGAGCGCACATCTCGCCTGTCGGCCCTTGAAGAGCAGCTATCCAAGGCGCATGGCAAGATCGGAGAACTCAACCGTACCGTACAGCAACTCGCCGAATCCAGGCCGGCGCCTAGCGCGTCCGCCGCACATCAGCCGGAGTATGACGACGAGACGGACCTTGCCGAGCTTGAGGACTTGTTCCCCAACTTCCGACACGTCGTGGAGTCGCGAGCTCGGAAGATTGCCCAGGAAGTCGTGCAACAACTGCCGCCATCGCAGGCAGAGTCAATCGACATGGGACAAGTGCAGCAGACAATCGCACTGTCTGTACTTGATGCTACCCGTCCAGGATGGCGCGACACGGTCCAGTCTGGCGACTTCCAGTCGTGGATTGCCGGCCAACCCGAAGACGTGCAGCAGGTCTATGCCACGACTTGGGACGCGGCTGTGTTTACCGGAATCCTCGACCGATTCGGATCAACCAAACGCGCTGCAGGACGCAGCAAGGATCGTCTTGAACAGGCGATCGTGCCGGATAGTCGGTCAGCCGTCGCCAGGCACGCGCCAACTGAACTCGATGCAATGCAAGCGGGATTCGACGCCGTTCGGAACCCGCGTTACTCCACGATGAGGAACTAAGCCATGTCCAGCTTTACCTACTCCAGTCCCGCTCAGAGGATTGGCAAGATCAAGGGCGAGATCCTCGCCCACTCAATCCCTGTCGAAGTGCTCGGTATCACAGGGCTGCAGCGGGCGCTGCCCAAGAACAACGGCAAGACCGTTTCGATGCGCCGGTATAGGCCATACGGCGCCCTCGCGACCAACGACAACACCAAGAACCGACCCATCGTCGACTACACGGCCCATGTCCTGACCGAGGGCGTCGCGCCAACGGCGGATACGCTTGTGCCCGATGACGTCGAAATCACTCTGTCGCAATACGGGTGTCTGTACCAACTCACCGACCAGGTTTTCGACACCTACGAGGACGACGTTCCGGCGGAAATGAAGAAGCAGTGCGGCGAGCGCGTCGGCCTGATTCGCGAGATGGTGCGCTATGGCATCGTCAAGGCCGGCACCAACGTCTTCTACAGCGGAGGGACGACCCGATTGACCGTCGATGAGAAGCTGACGCTCAAGGTTCTTCGCAAGGCTTCCCGAACACTCCAGGCCAACCACGCCAAGAAGATCACCGGGGTTCTTGCGCCGTCGATCAACATCGGCACCGTGCCTGTCGAGTCGGCCTACCTCGTATTCGTCCACACCGACGTGGAAGCGGATGTCCGGGATCTGGCCGGGTTCGTCCATGTGTCTGAATACGGCCAGCGCAAGGTCGTCAACGAAAACGAAATCGGCAGTGTCGAGAACTTCCGATTCATCACTTCTCCGGAACTGGCCCCTGTTACCGACGCCGGCGCCACCGCGTCAGGCACTGGCCTGGCTACCAGCGGAACCAAGGTCGACGTGTATCCGTGCATCATCTGCGGAGAACAAGCGTGGGGCCAGGTGGCCCTTCGCGGAGACAACGCCCTCGATCCAACGTGGATTCCCCCGGGCGAGAAGAGCAAGTCTGACCCTCTTGGACAGCGCGGATTCGTCGGCGCCAAGTTTTGGTTTGCTTGCAGCGTTCTCAATCAGGGATGGCTCGCCGTGATCGAAGCCGGCGTCAGCGACCTCGCCTAACCATCAATGCTTCGTGAGGCCCGTTTAATCGATGGCCTCACGAAGCACCATTCAAGGAGCCAATAATGGCCGACAACACTGCAGGTCAAACCAAGACCGTCGCGACAGACCAAGTTACAGTGGGAGCCTTCGCCGCCGGGTCTGTTGTCTATGACGCTACGTCGATCACGACGACCGACTACACCCGAATCGAGTGCGGATTTCAGCCTCGATACATCATCTGGGAGAACTTCACCGACCGGATTCGCGTCGAGTGGCAACAGGGCATGACGTCCTCACAATGCCTCAAGACGGCCGCCGCCGGAACTCGCACGCTCGACACGACGAGTACTTGTGTCGTTGTTGACAAGGTCGGATTCCGACTTCTCCAGGACGCTACTCTCGGCGCGATCGCCGCAAGCAAAACCTGTTACTGGCGGGCAATGGCCTAACCACGAAGATGGGCGCCGACTTCACGATAGGCCGGCGCTCTCTTTTTCTCTCACACCCTGGAGAAGGAAGTCCACACATGGCGGCAAGAGGGCAAGTAGCGGCAGCAGAGCAGTACCTTGGCGCAACCCCTGGGTTTCATGTCGACGACATCGGAGTGAATCCTGGCGACATCGAAGTAATTGACCGCGTCGTAGACGGATCGAAGCTCGAAATCGAAGCCTTCATGGCCGAGAAGATTCGAGTCATCGTGCATGAGTCGTCGAACGAGGCCGATGACGATATCGTCGAGGTCTGGGTCAACGGGCGAGTGCAGAGATTCCTTCGTGGGCAAGAAATATGGGTCAAGCGTTGTTACATCGAAGCCCTGGCCAGAGCCAAGATGACGACGTACAAGCAGGTGCTTGACGAGCGGCAAGGTATCCAGGACTTCAACCAGATGCGGCCTCGCCACACGCTAGCCTATCCATTCACCGTGTTGGAAGACAAGAATCCGAAGGGCTCGGCGTGGTTGCTTGGTGTGCTGGCCGCATCTCGCCGGTCGTAACCTGATGACGCTTCGCGACCTGATCGATGTTTTTCGCAGCTTGTCGATGGACACCAAGTCGCCTTACTTCGTGTCCGACCAACTGGCTATTTCGTTTGCGAATGAAGCGCAGATCGAAGCGTGTCGCCGTAGTGATGCGATCATCGACTCGTCGTCTTCATTCTGCCAGGTGTCCATTCTATCCGGTAGACCGGCCGTAGAACTGCACCCTTCCATCATGGAATTGCGCAGGGCTCGAATGCAGTCCGGAGCCTACATGCTGGAACCAGTCACCACAACTGAACTGGATACGCTATCTGTTCAATGGGAGTCAGAAACCGGAGTTCCATCGCATTACGTGACAGACTACAGTTCAGGGCACATTTTCCTGTATCCGTCTCCAGCGACCGCAGACACACTAATGCTTACCGTGCGTCGCTTACCCGTGTCGTCGATGATTGACGACGCTGATGTTCCAGAAGTTCGCGAAGAAACACACATGGCTCTCGTGCACTGGATGCTGTACAGGGCCTTCAGCATTCCAGATTCTGACTTCTATAGCCCGACTCGGGCCGGCATGGAACTGGCGGAGTTTGAGCGCGAATTCGGACGCAAAAGCAGTTCCAGAAACGAACTTTGGTCGCGCGTTAGCCATCCGTCGCTTGACGTGAGTCCGATCGCTTAATAAAGAGAAGCGCAATGAGATCCAACAAACGAGTCGTTGCAGAACAGCTTATCCCGACCAGTACCACCCATCCATCGGATGTCGGCATCTTCAACCAGCTTCGGCTGGCGATTTCAGCGAGCAACACTGACATGAACAACGTGTTCATCAACGGCTCTGCATACTCTCCGCCGAGTCTCTGATCGATGCTCCCCAGACTCAAGCTCTCTGTCCGCCTCGGCGCATCGGCAGACATGGCGCTGCGCATCGAGACGAGCAATCTGCGGTTCGCGTCCATCACCGGCATGGCAAAAACCGCACCTCTTCGTGTGACGGCGCCTGCGCACGGGATCTTCGACCAGTGGCATGTTGCCGTTGTCGACGCGAAGGGAATGACGCAACTCAACGCGGCGGACTCCAACGCGATCCGAGATTCGGAGTTCCATCAGGTCACGTTCGTCGACGCCGACACGATCGACTTCAACGGCGTCAGTTCGGCAGGCTTCTCCACGTACACGTCCGGAGGCCATCTGGCGTACTACGCCCCGCTCGATCTGAGCGGATACACGTCGGCCAGGATGGACATCAAGACCGCCGTTGGCGGGACGGTGGCGTTGGCGCTCAACACGGCCGGCGGAACGTTGGCCATCGACGCTGCGACCAGCACGGTATGGGTCCATCTGTCAGCGACCAACCTGTCCGCCCTGGTCGCCCG